AAGAGAGGAGAGGAATCTTGATGACCCTAGCATCGCTGATCCTACGGCGCACTTTAATACGGTGTTGTATGCGGGTGATGGGACTACAAACCATGCAATTACAGGCGTAGGGTTTCAACCTGATTTAGTCTGGTACAAAGTAAGGTCAACAACAGGCCATAACAATTTGTACGATTCTGTTAGAGGTGTTCAGAAAGTCGTGTACTCAGACTTGACGAATGCCGAAGCAACTTCAACAGGCACTCAAGATTTATATGCGTTTGGTGCTGATGGATTTACTGTTGGATCAAACTTTCAGACAATATGTAATACCAGTGGAGAAACTTTTGCCTCATGGAACTGGAAAGCGGCATCTTCTAATACATCAGTAAGCGCAGGAAGTATAGATGGAACTAATCCAACTATTGCTTGCACAAGAAGAACAAACACTACTGCTGGATTTTCAATAGTTAGTTATACCGGGCAGTCAGCGGCTGGCACAGTTTCTCATGGTTTAAGCCAAGCGCCAGAAATGATTATTTTAAAAAACAGGGATCAAGGCGTGTTTTGGGCAGGATATGTAGAGGCTCTCGGCAACACAAAATCAATATCACTCAACGATACTGGCGCGGCATATACAGAAAAGACTTGGAATGATACCTCCCCAACTTCAACTGTATTTTCAATCGGCGCTCAATCGGAAACAAGTTCAGGACGATTTAATGTTGCGGGAGAAAAATTTATAGCCTACTGCTTCCATTCCGTAGACGGCTACAGCAAGGTAGGTAGTTACATCGGGAATGGATTGGCAGATGGAACCTTTGTTTACACTGGTTTTAAACCCGCATTTTTATTAATAAAAAGAATTACGGGAGTTCAGGATTGGATGTTGGCTGATAACAAAACAAGCCCTTACAACCAAACTGAATATATGCTTCGACCAGCCCAAGATGCGGCACAACAGTCAGGCAACACTATAGACATTTTGTCTAATGGATTTAAACCAAGACTAAGTGGAAACGCTTTTAATGCCAGCGGTGAGTCATATCTGGTATTAGCCTTTGCCGAATCACCATTCAAATACTCTAACGCGAGGTAAAAAATGTGGTATAGCGAAACTCATAATCTAATAAGAACGCCTCGCGCTTTGACCGTTGATGGCGTACAGCATCCATCTAATATTTTTAGAGCATGGTCAGCAGAAGAATTAGAAGAAATTGGCATTTATTCTCTTGAGGTTGTTACTCCAGACTTTAGGTACTACGATACTGGCGCAGAAAACTTTGAAAAGAAAAGCCGAAGAAATTCTGATGGAACCTTTTCAGGAGGGCCTGACTACTACGAACTAACTTACGACACTACAGAAAAGAATGTAGATGATCTTAAAGCAGACTTGATCTTAAAGATCAAATCTCATGTTGGTTCATTGCTTACTCCTTCTGACTGGATGGTTATCAGAGCGGCTGACGGTGGCACGGCTATGGTAGAAGGATGGACAACGTATCGTAACGAAGTTCGCGCTCATGGCAACAGCCTTGAAAATGGCGTTGAGGCTTTTGCTTCTGTGCAGGCTGTGAAAAATTTCCAGAACCACGAAGTACAGGAAGAGCGATATTTGTCTACATACGACGATGAAGGCGTTGAAACAATTGGCCCCGATACTCACATAGTAGATCGCATTGTAGATAAAACATACTGGAATTGGCCTACCGCACCAGACGCAGTTGCAGACCCATATCACGTTAGATACTTGTAATGGCACTCACTTGGGCTAGTGAAACAGGTAATTGGAATACTGTTAGTTACAATTGGGGTGACGAATTTTTTTACCCTAGTGTAGCGTCATTAACCCTATCTGGAAAAACTCCTGTATCAACTACAGGGGTAATGATATCACCAGATAATGGAACTTTAACTTTTACAACAACTGCTCCTGATTTAATTAAACTTGTTTTAACTCCAGTTCCAAGCGCAAGCCTTACCCTTACCGGAAAAGATTTAACAGCAACAACCGGACATATTATAACTCCCGCAGTTGGATCGTTGACTGGGCTTAGTGTTGGATCGGCTTGGTACGAAACAAGCGCAACTTGGGCCGCTTATTCCGGCAATTGGGATGCAGGAACATCAAGCCCAACAGCAGGAGTTACATATACGTTTACGATTGATTCTGCTAACAACTTAGTGTTGACCCCATATGACCCAGAGTATCCAATAGAACGTGATCCTAAATTTTTAGCAACAATAACTTTAGTATGAGCGATAAAAATAAAAAAGAAAAAAAGATTTCTTGGATTGCATTAGTTGAAAGCAAAGACCCAACTATATACACAAGACCAGTTGCTACATATGTTTTTAACGAAGGAAAAAGAACTTTTTACAAACCAAGGAAAAAATAATGGATATTGAAAAGTCTCAAATTTACAGTTTAGGCGATCATGTATTAGCAAAAAACGTTGCTGAAGTTTTAGATAAAAAATATCCCGGTTGGCTTTGGGCTGTAAACGTAATGGATGGAGTTGTTACTGTTAAGTCTATGTTGCTTTCTGGAAACTGGGGATTTGTTTTACATGCAGACAAAATTGATAACGATTACAAAAATGTAATGAGAGCAGGTGGAGAGATATTAGAACGGTATAACCAGAATACAGGAAAGTTTAATCAGACTAAGTACAGCGATCTTAAAATGAATGAAAGAAATCAGTTAAACGGAGATTTTAGTTAATGTCCCTTATTAATCCACAACCTTCTCTTGAAGGAAAAGATAGAGTTACAGTAAGTGGCTCTATGAAAGAGGAGGACTGGTTAAGCCTTTCAAGAGAAGCGTATGAATCTTCTACTGAATACATGGACGCTAACCTCAGAGATCAGTGGGAAAAAAACTTATCTAACTTTAACAGCAAACATCCTAACGGTTCTAAATATTTAACATCCGCTTACGATAAAAGGTCTACTTTATTTAGGCCAAAAACAAGATCAACTGTTAGGAAGTTAGAAGCGGCTATGGCTACTGCTTTTTTTTCTAATGAAGATGTTGTAGACATTGCTCCTACTAACCCTAATGATGCTATGGCTGTTAATGCGGCGACTGTAGCAAAATCAATGATGCAGTATAGGTTAACTAATACTATTCCTTGGTTTTCTACAATGGTTACTGCAATGCAAGATGCGGCTGTTTACGGTAGCGTAGTATCTCACCAGTATTGGGACTTTGAAGAAAAGGAAGAGTCTTACTCAGTAGAAGATGATTCTGGAACTGAGGTTGTAGATACGGATGGTAACCCCGTAGTGCAAAAAGTAAACGTTACTTTAAAAGATAAACCTGTTATAGAAATTATAGAACCAGAAAATTTTAGAGTAGACCCTGCATCAGATTGGTATAACCCTATTGAATCTTCTCCTTATTTAATTCATTTAATTCCTATGTTTGTACAAGATGTTTTGGAAAAAATGGAACAAGGAGAATGGAAAAAATTAAATCTTGGTCAGATATTATCTGCTACCAAAGAGGACGATGATACTGTTAGGCTTACTAGAGAAGAGCCTAGAACAGACCCATTAGATGACAGTTATGACACTGTAGATGATTTTAAAATAGTTTGGATACACAAGTACATAATTAGAAAAGAAGGTGAAGACTATTGTTTTTACACTTCTGGAACTGATTACATGCTTACCAAGCCTAAACTCTTATCTGAGGAATACCCTTGGTTAAAAGAAAATGAACGTCCTTATGTTATGGGTAAACTTAACATAGAGGCTCACAGGTTATATCCTGCAAGTACTGTAGAACTTACTGAAGAACTTCAATCCGCATCTAACGAAATATTAAACCAAAGATTTGACAACATTAAGTTGGCAATGAATAAACGTTACCATATTCGTAGAGATAGGAACATTGACTTAGATGCTTTGTTCCGTTCTGTTCCGGGCGGCGCTGTAGAAATGGATGACCCAGACCAAGACGTTAGGGTGATAGAAACTAGAGATGTTACTGGTTCTGCATACCAAGAACAAGATCGTATTAACTATGACTTTGATGAGTTGCAAGGAAACTTTTCTACTTCAACCGTACAAAGTTCTAGAAATATGAACGAAACAGTTGGTGGAATGTCACTGCTACAGGGTAATAACAACATTATTACTGAGTTTGTTTTAAGAACATTAGCAGAGTCTTGGGTTGAGCCTTGCTTAAAACAATTGTTAAAACTTGAACAGTATTACGAAACTGATGAAGTAATTATGGCTTTAAGCAACCAAGAAAACTATGCAAACAGAGAGCAGTTAATAGATGAGTTGTTAAGCCATGATGTTATTCTTAAAGTGAATGTTGGAATGAATGCTACTGATCCAGTGCAAAGAGTACAAAACCTTGTTTATGGTTTATCCAGTGTGTTTCAGTTACCGGGAATGGAAACCAGAATTAACATTGATGAAGTTGCTAAAGAAATATTTGGTCAACTTGGATACAAGGATGGGGCAAGATTTCTTATTCAGCCTGATGGGGATGTTGATCCACAGATACAAGAACTACAGGCTCAGATACAAGAACTTCAAGGTATCTTGCAGAACGATCAAGTTAAGATGCAGGGTAGGTTGCAGATTGAACAACTAAAACAACAGGCGTCACTACGTGCGGCTCAGATTAAAGCACAGACAGATATAGCAAAAGAACAAATGTCTATGGAAAAAGATGCAGGTTCTCTTGCTATTAAACAAAACGAAGCAATCATAAAACAGCAGGATGCAGATACAAGAAGGGCTGAATTAATGTTGCAGAGAGATGCTTTAATTAATCAAATTATTTCTCAACAGTCTGTTCCAGTAGATAAAGATAACGTTTCTAAATCAGGAACTATGTCTAGGGATAAATACAACACAGTGCCTTATGCACAGGGATAAATGTCAGAATATTATGATCCTAGTCTACCTAATGTAGACGAACTTATTCAAAGAACTCAAATTGGGCAGAAGACTCAAGAGTTTGTTAGAACTCCAACGGGTAAGGCTATTGTTGAAAGGGCCTTATCTGATTATAGAAAAGGCATAAAAAGTTTACAAGAAATGTCTTTTCAGGAGTGGTCTGGTTCTTCAGAAGAAGAACTAAAACATTATCGTAAAATAACTTTAGCCCTCGCTACCCCGCTATCAGTTCTTAAATGGTTGGATGCGATTATTGCAGATGGAGAACAGGCAAATAAATTAGCAAGGTATAAAGAATAACCTTGGAGAATAAAATGGACGCTACCCAACAGGATGCGGAAGTTGTAGAAGAAGTAGTAGAAGCAGTAGAAGAAGCAGTAGAAGAAACAACAGAAGATCAAGAAGAATATGTAGATCGTACAGTTCAAGGCCCTAGAGAGGAGATGCTTGAACGTATAGTAAAACAAAGAGAATCCGATGTTGAAGAAGATTTTTTTGGAAGTACAGAAGAAAATACTGAAGAAAAGATTGAAGAAGTTTTAGAGGAAATAGAGCAGGATTTAAAAAATGATTCTCCTGTATGGCAACACGAAGGACAATGGGTTACTCAAGTTAAAGTAAACGGTCAAGATGTTGTTGTTCCTTTTGATAGTTTAAAATCTTCTCATCAAAAAGATGTTGCTTCTCAGCAAAGATTTCAGCAAGCCGCTTATAAAGAAAAGTTGCTTGCTCAACAGGAGGCTCAATTAAGGCAGTATGCTCAGAGTCTTCAACAGAAAGAATTTGCTCCACCCGTTAAGGACGAGCCAGAAGATGATGTTGACTACAATAAAACTGTAGAAGAATATCATCAAGCGTTGTATGAAGATGATGCGGCAAAAGCCGCGAAGTTGTTACAGACCTTGACAGGGCGCAATACCGCTACCCTTAATATAGATGAGGCTGTAGATAAGGCAGTTAGTGATGCCTTTTCTCGTAGACAAGCAGAGCAAGCCAAAGCACAGCAATTAGCATATCAACAAGAAGTGCAAAATGCAGTGGCTTGGTTTGATCAGGAATATCCTGATATTTCTCAGAATCCTGATCTTCGCGCTATCGCAGATAATCAAACGGTTACCCTTATGAAGGAAAATCCTTCTTGGACACCGGGACAGATTATTTATGCGTCTGCTGAGTATGCGAGGCATTGGGCAAATTCTTTTGTTCCTAATCAACCTGCAACAAATGAAAGGGTTGAGAGAAAGAAAAGGATTGTTCAACAACCTAAGTCTGCTCGTAAGACTCTTAAAGTTTCTGAAGATGATTCTGGGCCTAAAACTCCAGAACAAATTATCGAAGAAATGAAACAGTCGAGAGGGCAATTATAAATCAATAACTAAAAGGAGAAAAAAATGGCAGGACAAGTATGGTCTGTCAACACCTCCGGTGGTTATATGTATGCGTCTAACCTCAGTCGTGAACTGAGAATGGCCGTACAGCCGATTGTCAAGTTCCGTCAGTTCTGTGACATTAAAGATGCGGCCCATCAGGGTTTACATCGCGGCGATACATTTCACTGGAACGTGTTTAGTGATGTAGCAACTCAGGGTACTACCTTGACAGAAACAAGCACCATCCCAGAGACTTCGTTTACGATCTCTCAGGGTACGATGACTATCACGGAAGCGGGTAACTCTGTTCCTTACACGGGTAAGTTGGATGACCTGAGTGAACAGCCGATTCGTGAAGTTGTTCGTAAAGTGCTTAAAAACGATGCGAAGAAGGGGTTTGATAACCTTGCTTCTGCTCAGTTCAATGCGGCTAAACTCCGTGTTGTTCCGACAGCAGGAACGAGTACGACTGCTTTGACGCTGACCACCAACGGCACTGCAACTCTTACGAATAACGTTGCTCTTGGAAAAGAGCATGTTAAGTTGGTTGTAGACACGATGAAGGAACGTAATATCCCGGCTTACACAGGGGATGATTATTACTCCATCGCGTGGCCTTCAACTTGGCGTTCACTTAAAAATGATCTGGAAGGTATCAAGCAGTATATTGATCAGGGTTTCCAGATGATTATGAATGGCGAAATTGGTCGCTATGAAGGTGTTCGTTTTGTTGAGCAGACTCACGTAAACAAAGCAGGTATTGGTACTGCCACCGCCGCATGGACTAACGGTAAATCCGATTGGGCTGTGTTCTTTGGTGAAGATACCGTTGCCGAGGCTATTGCTGTTCCTGAAGAAATTCGCGGAAAAATTCCGGGGGACTTCGGAAGGGATCGTGGGATTGCTTGGTATTATTTGGGAGGTTTTGGCCTCGTTCACACTGATGCGGCCCAGTCACGTATTGTGATTTGGGATAGCGCGGCTTAAGGAGAATTATTATGAGTTATAGTGATCCACGTCCTTATGCCTTTAGTTATTACCATGATTTTGGTGCGGCAAGTGAGGCAATGGTTATTCGTGGCCCCAAGGGAAAGAAAGGTAGCATTAAAGAAATTGAAGTTGAGGCTATTGAAACTTTTACTAACACGACTACGGAAGCCATTATTGAACTTGGTTCATCCGCAGGAACAGCAGAATATGTCAACATGGGTCTTGGTACTCTTGCTGACGGAGATCAACAGCGTCTAACCGACACTGCCGCTGATCTTGTTTCTGATGCCCTGCCTGCTGATACCGATGTTCACCTTACGTTCAATGCTCCTACTGGCGGTACACCTGCCGGGAAAGCGCACGTACACGTTATGGTTGAATGGTACTAGGAGGATATATGTACGATAACAAAAAAGGCGGTAAAAAAAGCAAGCATAGCGCGAATGGAAACATTCCTGCTAATGGTCTTTCTGAACTAGAGACTGACAACATGACTAACGCTAGTCTTGGGTTAGACAGTCACGGCCCTAATCAGTTGCCTATTGGCATTGCTAAACAGAAGATTACCACTGATCGTGGTTCTTTTAACGTGCGGTAATTGGATCGGGGGGCGCAAGCCCCCCTTTTCATGGGGGAGATATGTACTACGAAGAAGAAAAAAAGATGGACAAAGACCCTGCTAAATGTGGCTATACAAATCAGGATCAGCCTAATGAATTTAGTACGGAAAAGAATCAACGAAATAACAATGCGAGGGTAGGAAACAGACCGGAAGTTATTATTCTTGAAAATGCTTCCATTTTCGGTGCTGTTCGTTCACCAATAGAATAATGGCACATAAAATAAACTGGGAAGAACCTTACGGCGAAATACACGGAACTATAGAAGAAATGCCAGAAGCACGTTGGATGCAAGGCGAAAACTTTTATAGAGTAAACGGTGAATTAATTAGTAATAGTTTACCTGATGACAATACTTGGATTAAAGAGCAAAAAGGAATAACAGGCAGAAATGCTCTTATTTCTAAGGCAAAAGAATTAGGTATTGAAATATCAAAAAAAGATAAGATAGACGATATTAAAGAAAAACTATTACAATAATTATGAAAAAAATAACCGTTCCTTTTAAGGAAGTAAGCGATTACACCTTAGAAGATTTTGGTGGTAAAAGAAAGAACAAAACTGTTTGTATTGTTCGTTACGGAGCGTTTGGAGATATTATACAAACATCATCTTTGTTTCCTGTGTTCAAGAAAGAAGGATACAAAGTTTGTGTAAATGTTTCTGAGGTTGGCGCTAAATTATTAAAAGCAAATCCGTACATAGATGAACTAATAATTCAAAAAACTAATCAAATATGTAACACTGAGTTGGGAGACTACTGGGAAAAAATGTCTCCCTGTTTTGATAAGTTTGTTCAATTATCAGAATCTATAGAAGGCAACCTGCTTTTAAGTCCTGAAAGGATTGTTGAATCTAAGGGGCAAAAATATAAAATACCCGCAAGTGAGGGGTATTATGAATCTCAAGAATTTATACACAAAAAGTGTGACGTTAACTATCTTGAACATACTCACAAAATAGCAGGAGTGCCTTTTAGTCACAGGCCTTTTTATTATCCATCAGATGAAGAAAAAGAGTGGGCTAAAAAACAAAGAAAAAAAATAAAGTCTAAGCACGTTATATTAGTTTCTTTATCTGGTTCTTCAGTTCATAAAGTGTGGCCTTGGAATGACGCTATGATTGCGTCTATTCTTAAAGATAGAAAAGATATATCTATCGTTACTGTTGGTGATGAGATGTGTCAAATTCTTGAGGTTGGTTGGGAAAAAGAACCAAGGGTTATTACTAAATCAGGGGTTTGGACTATAGGAAAAACAATGGCTTTTTTAGATCATTGTTCTGTAGTTGTTGGGCCAGAAACAGGGTTGTTAAATGCGGCTAGTATGAAGTCAATGCGTAAGATTGTATTTCTTTCTCATTCTTCTAAAGAAAATTTAACAAAACACTGGAGAAATACTGCATCCTTAATTCCTAAAGATTGTCCTTGCTATCCATGTCATAAAATGCATTTTGGTTTTAACACATGCAACAGAGATGAAACAACTGGAGGCGCATTATGTGCCGCGAATATTGATCCAAGAGTTGTGGTATCTGAAATTATGAGAAATCTATGAGTACTTACATTCAACTTTGTCAAGACATGGCTAGGGAAGTAGGCATTCCCGGTACAGGGCCTAGTAGTGTTACGCCTACATCAGAAGAAGAAAAAGATATTGTTCGACAAATTAAAGATGCTGATCTAGACATTCAAAACAGATGGTTTAACTGGAATTATCTTTGGTCTGAAGCAAGCATTTCTCCTTCTGCCGGAACCTCTACTATTACTTCTCCAACTGATTTAATGCAGTGGAATGTAGATGCTATTGTTTTTGATGCTACCTCTGATAGTTATCAAAGGCTAGAGTACATGAAGTGGCAAGAGTATCGTGACGGTTACAAGTACGGCAATGTAGAAACAGGAACTCCAGAAATATTTTCTATAAAGCCAGATAACGTAATTGATCTTTACCCTACTCCTGATTCCTCTACTGCAATAAAAACAGAGTATTGGAGAAATCCAACTGAACTGTCTTCTTCTTCAGATGTATCTTCTATTCCTGCCAGATTCCACAGAATTATTATTTGTAGAGCAAAAATATACTACGCAGAACAGAACGATGCTCCAGAAGTTTTGTCATCTTCTATTGCTGAGTTTCAAGATTTATTAGTAAAACTAGAAGCAGACCAACTTCCAAACCAAAGAAGCAGAAGGTTCTCTCAAGTTCCAGACTTAATGAATTATACGGTAGTTACAGAATGACTTTAAGAAATTCAGCAGTAAGACCAACTACTCAAACCTATTATTTTCCATTTGAAGGTGGGTTAAATATTGTTGATCCAGTGTTGTCAATTCAGGCAGGAGAATGCATAGCCGCTAAAAATTTTGAGGTTGACATACGAGGAAGATACAGCCGTATAGACGGATACGAAAGAGCAGATGGACAAACACTGCCATCTGAGGTTAGTTACTTTAGGATACCTTTCATAATTGGTTCTTCTAAGAACACAGTATTTTCTTCTTCGTACAGTTCTTCTTTTCATCTAAACATACCATCATCTGGAGACATGGTTAAAGGTGAAACTAGTGGTGCTATTGGATTTATTTTATCAGTATCTGTAGAGGATATTACTGGGGATAGTCAATCAGGATTTTTTCCTACCAATGATGCAGAAGGATATATTTATTTTACTGCTACTAGCGGTACTTTTCAAGAAGGCGAAACAATATATTTTTTGAACAAAGACAGCGCATTTGGAAGCGCATTTAACGTGGAGTATACATAATGGGAACACCTACAGCCTTAAGAAAAACTAGAGCAGTTTTAACAGGCACAAGTTTTGCTGACAATACTACTGGCGCAATTACAGCACAGATGTTACGACAATATGTAGAGTCAGGAATGGGAGGATATGCTTGTATAAATAATGCCGCAGGCGACGGTACTCCCGCTACTCAAGCAATTGGAAATGGAACTACAGTAACCATTGATTTTTCATTAGGTTCTTCTGGGTCGGACGTATCACAAGATACTGGAACGGTATCTTCTACTACAGTTGGCACTGACGCTGACTTTGCAAATGACCAGATAAGAATATACGACAAAGGTTTTTATTTTGTTTCTTGTAACATATGCATAAAACAAGCGGCTACGGCAAACATTACTTGGACTGCAATGGTTTCTACTGATAACACAGGAGGAAGCACTACTGACTCTCCTGCTTTAAAAGGAATTGAATACATTACTAATGCTAACGATGTTGCTAATTTTAACATGAGCGGCATTATAGATTGCACTGGACACACAACGTACACTGATGTCTATGCAAGAATAAAACATAACAACGGAAGTAGCCAAAACATTTATTTAAACTATGGTCAATTGTCTGTTCTTAGGATTGGATAATGGGACTCTATGCTACTGCCTTATCTAATGGCCCCCCAGTATCAAGGGATGCTAGTGCAGATGCTTCTTTAGTTTCTGAACTTCAAGCAAGAATAGAAAACCAAAGAAGTTTAATAAACATAGTACCCGGAGAAGGCTCTGTTCTAGGAGTTTGGGTTTACTCTGGAGATATATACGCCTTTAGGAACAAAGCAGGGGGCGCTACTACTGGCATGTATAGGTCTTCTTCTACTGGTTGGCTAGAGGTTGGATTAGGCAATGCGTTAAATTTTGACACTACTACAACAAATGGCGAACTAGTTGTTGGCGCTTCAATATCTGGCGCTACTAGCGGAGCAACAGCAACTGTCAAAGGAGTCAGTTATTACGGTAACTGGGATACTGGAGCAAAAGGCTGTGTAGTAGTAGATTCTATTACTGGAGTGTTTCAAGACAACGAAGAAATACAAATGTCTACTATTGCTTTTGATGGTGGCATTACAGAAATAAAAGAAAATGATTCAATAGTTGGTTCTTCTTCTGGAAGCACGGCTACAGTCAAGAAAGTTACTATAACTAGTGGCGCATATTCTAGTGATGATGCGGTAGGTTTTCTTTCTATTGTTAGTGCTTCGGGTTCTTGGACTGACAATGAAGAGATACAAGTAAGCGGTGTAAAACGCGCTTTAGTAAACGGCGCATCAGAACCATCTACTGTTACCGTTGCAAAAACAGATGGCGAATTGTATGAGCAAACCATAGAACCAAATGGTTCCTACAAATTTGTAAACTTTAATTTTGTAGGCGAAGAAAGTTTAGAAAAAATGTATGGTGCTAGTGGAGTTGGCAATGCATTTGAGTGGGACGGTACTACCTTTATAAAAATAAAAACAGGTATGACTACGGACACTCCTGAAAATGTAATTGTATTTAAAAACCATCTTTTTTTGTCTTATCCAAAAGGTTCTTTACAAAACTCATCTCTTGGCTTGCCAACTACTTGGAGTACCACGCTAGGTGCTTCTGAAATTGTAGTGGGCGACAACATAACAGGCATGTCTGTAGAAACAAAAGACTCACTTGCTGTGTTTGGAAGAAACAACACGTTTATTCTTTACGGAACTTCTAGAAGTGACTGGAACCTAACTCAGTTTTATACTGGAACGGGGGCGGTAAAGAATACAGTAGAAAAAATACAAACAACTATATTTTTAGATGACAGAGGCATTGTTTCTTTAGGCTCCACTCTTAACTACGGAGACTTTAAACAAGCAGTTATATCAGAAAAAATTGATCCTCTTGTACAGAAATACAAAAACAGAGTTGTTACTTCATTAAGAGTAAGAGACAAGAATCAATACAGGCTTTACTTTAATGATAAGACTGGCATTGCTATGACTTTTATAAACGGTAAGAACATGGGTATGTTGCCGTTTAGTTTAAATGATCAAATTGTTTGCGCTGTTTCTGGCGAAGATTCTAATGGAGATGAAGTTCTTTATGGAGGATTTGATGATGGGTACATTAGGAAAATAGACTCAGGAACATCTCTTGATGGTCAAACAGTTCAATCTTTTGTGCGGCTTGCTTACCATCATTACGGTACTCCACAAAGAAAGAAAAGATTTAGAGAAATATTACTAGAGTTGAACGCTGATACTAACACAACCCTTACCATACAACCAGAGTACAACTATGGTGATGGCACTGTGCCTACTACATCTGACTACACCATATCTGTTACTAACGATGAGTGGACTGTAGATGATGTTTATAGCGACACTTTAGGTGTTGCTGTTGTTGATAAAGCAAGGGCAAGAATAAATGGTGTTGGAGAAACAATGGGAATAATTATTAAAAATGAATCTATATACGACAAGCCAGTTACATTGCAAGGTGCTGTTGTTCAGTATTCATCAAGAGGATTAAAGAGATGACAGATTCTTCAGATTTTGCCGCACAAAGACAAAAAGAAATTGATGAGGCAAATAAAAATCCTCGCTCTGCTAACTTTACCACTCCCTCTGGCGCTCAAGGAGTAACTAATCCTAAGTTTGCACAATACGCAGAACGATACCCTGATTTAAAAGCAGACTACGAAAAAAATTGGAAAGCAAAAGGAGTTAGTCTTGCTGAGTATGGGGCTTCTCATTATTCAAGTTATGGTAAAAATGAAGGTCGTTTGTTATCTGGCCCTGCAAAAAAAGAATCTTCTGGGCCGCCAAGTTCTGGGTTTAGACAAACAACAACAGCAACACCAGCACCAGTACAAGCACCGCCAGAAATTGCATACGAAGGGCCAGCGCCTCCAGACCTTAGTAATTTTGACCCTACTCCTGTTGGAATATCAGCAGTAGAGCCTTTGTTGTCTGAAGTTGTTACGGAGGGGCCAAGATCAGAAGTTGTTGCAAACAGAGTTGCTTCTTTAGTTGACACAAACAGTCCTGTGTTTAGGGCGGCGGCAGGGCAAGCAATGAGAGCAATGAATGCCAGAGGTCTTGCAAACTCTAGTATGGCTCAAGAAGCAGTAATGGATGCTGTTTTAAAAGTTGCTGTTCCTATTGCTATGGCTGATGCACAAACTTTTAGCAGACAAAGAATGCTAAACCAAGGAACTAGCAATGAGTTTCGTGCCGCGCAAAACGCTTCCTTTTACGGACAGATGGAGGCTAGGCTATCAGGCGCAATTAACGAAACTTTGCAACACATTGCAGGTGGGTATTCCCTTACTCAGGCAAAGATAAACGATGTTACAAAAAGATATGTTGCAGATTTAAGTGCTGACACAACCAGATTTACTGCCATGTTAAGTGCTGACACTCAAAAATATGTTGCAGACCTTCAATACTCTCTTGGGATGGAAGGCATACAAGTAGATGCGGCAAATATAATGGGTTCTATTAATGATAATTTAGATGCTACTTCTTACATATGGGATATGATTTTTGGAGACAATGTTAATCCGGCAGATTGGGCAGAAACTTGGGTTGATTCTTTTGAGCCATTAACGGGCAGTCAATGATAAGAACTGCTAAAAATAAAGATATAAAACAAATATCAAATGTTGTAAAAGAAGCACACAAATTATCAATTTCAAATACAGTTCCATTAGACGAGAAGACTCTAGAAAAGAATCTTCAGATATGTATCTTATCAAGAGAACATTTAGTTAACGTTGTTGATCTTGGAACAATAGAAGGTGTGTTCATAGGAGTGACCAACCAACTATGGTACTCCAGAAAAAAACAAGCGGCTGATCTTTTCTTTTACGTTACTAAAGATGGTAAAGGTTGGGGGGCTTCTTTGTTAAGAAGGTATATCCAATGGGCTAGGATGAATCCGGGCGTTGCTGAAATAAGCATGGGAGTTAGTTCTGGCATTGGTGATATAGAGCGAACATGTAAGTTATACGAAAGAATGGGAGCGGTAAGGACAGGCAATAACTTTGTCTTGCCAAAGGAGAAATAAATGGGAAGTGTAGTTAAATCTATAGGAAAAGTATTTAAGAAAATAGGCCGCGCTATTAAAAAAGTTGCTCCTTTGATTCTTGTTGCCGCCGCCGCTTACGTAGGATACGGATACGCTACAGGCTTTACTGGGGGTGGTTGGCCCAGAATAACTCAGTGGGGTAAGTCTTTAATGAGCGGCATAAGGGGAGGCAACACAATCTCCCAAGCCGCATCTCAGGCAAGCCAGTCATTTGGACAGGTTGCTTCAAATGTTGCTCCTACAAGTGTTCCTATGGACCCCGGTATGGGGCCGGGAGGAGCCAGTGAGTTTGCTTCTCAAGGTTTGTTAGGTGCAAGCCAACCCGGATTTCTTGAAAGAGCAGGAACTGCTGTTCTAGATACGCTTGTTCCTCCTGCGGGAGCATCTGATAGCCCTTACACAGCGGTTCAGGGCTTAGAAGAAATGTTTAAGGTTGATCCTGAAAACAACCCAAGTCTTTTGGAATATTTATCACAGATTGGGTCAGACACTGCGCCTATGCCGTCAGGGTTATCAGCAATTGATCAAGGTCTGACAGCAAGAGACATAAGAGGAAGGCCACCATCACTTTACGAGGCTCTGTTTAATCCCGCCGAAGAACAACTTGTTCAAGCACAGGCATCTGGAGGAGTTCCTTTAGCAAACCCTAACGCATACGTAGACGTTGGTTTAGGAGCAGATTATCAGCAAGCAACATCAACGTTAGACCCAATAGTAGTCAATGAATATTCATCAGGTGGTAGTAATGTAACAACAGATGTAGCAACAGGTGCGGCAACAAACAATCCTGCTAGTACTCCTAACATGAGGACGTTCACATCAACAGGATTTTCCGATATTAGAACTTTACCTAATCAGACCTTGTTTAACAAAGGTAACATGGTAGCAAAAGCCTCTAACACTTGGAGAAATATCGCAGGTCTTGCGGGTGACAAAATAAAAGAGGCGGCGGCATGGTATAAAAATTTGTGGGCAAGTGATCCACTAGTAGCAATGTATGGTACTCAAAAAATAGCAGAAATGATGCTTACATTTCTTGACAAAAGCGCAGAAAAAGAAGCCGAAGCAAAAGCCGCTGTAGCAGGATTTCCTCGTAGGTCTTTTAGTGATGTTATGAAAAGCAATAGAGCGGCAAGGAGAAGGGGCGCTAGTCATACGGGAGGGTTATTGGCATGATAGGGCAAGGAAACACTCAACCCGCAACTGAAGAAGAAAAACAACAGGCGCAAATTATTATGCAAAATATTGAACAATATTTTGAAGATGAAAAAGCCTACCAGAATATAGTAGAAAAAATTAGTCAAGGTGGCGATGACCCTGCACCCATGATAGGCGCTGTTGTTGGTCAGTTGCTACATTTTCAAATGGTTTCTGCAAGAGGGGCAGGGGTAGAAATATCTAGGGACATTCTTATTCCTATTGCCGCTGAAGTTGTAAACGCTATTATAGAAATAGCGGTAACAGAAGGGCTTATTACTATTCAAGATGAGTCTCAACTTGAGCAGATACAAGGAGATGCAATGATATCTGCTGTTGATGCTTACATGACTCTTGGAGATAACGGAGTTAACCAAGAAAACGCCGCACAGTTTACTCAGAATGCTATGCAAGGTGGTATGGATGATCCGCAAGCCCAACAAGGAATGATCAATAACATGGTTGGAGGTGCGATATGAGTACAGCAGGCAGATTACTAAGTGCGCTTCAAGGCCCCGGCAACGATTTAATTACAGGTTTGTTAGGAGTTCGTGAGCAGGCCAAAGCAACCGATCTAGAGAATAGAAAGTTTAACCTTTTGTTAGCACAAGCACAGTCTGAAGCAAATGCTTCATCTCGTAAGTTAACTTCTGAAGCACTTGGTACTCAATACAAAGCCGCTCAAGAGTTTTACAACACTTTAATGGCAAGTGATGATAAATCTTCTAATGAGTTTAAAGTTTTTGCGGATCGTGCTTGGTCTAACCTTAAAGAAATTGAAAACACATACAATAAATTTCATGGAATTTCAACTCTTCCTCAATTAAGTGCAATGAAAATTTTTCAACATGAGATATCTATTCTTCCAGAAGGAAAGGCATCTTGGAATGATTCTCTTCTTGAGGCCATGAAAAGAAAGCCTCAATATGCAGATGTGCAAGAAGATGTGTGGAAAGGAGTTGAAGTGATATGGAAAGCAAGCCAACCTAAAGCAAAAGAGTCTGATAAAAAAGCCGCAGATAATTTCTTGCAATCGGAAGACATTATGCCATTTTTGCCTAACCCAGAAGGCAAAACGCTTGATGAATTAATACCTTCAGTAGAAGACCTTAAAAAGTTTGAAGAGGGAGGAACGCTTTTAGAAAGGTTTGGAGAATTTCTTGTTCCTTCAGCAGGCGCGGCAGAAATTCCAACAGGAGAAACATCACAGTTAATTCCAAACAGTGCTGTTCAAGAACTCCAAAGTTTAGACCAAAAATCTATTGGCACTGGTACTGGAGGCATGTTGTCTTTTAATAGGGAAGATATTCTTGGGATGCCGAAAACAGTAGATCAAGTGGAACAATTTCTTAGGCAATATCAAACATATTTAGCAGAGTTTGGAGAAGACCAAGCAGAAGAATTATTGGAAGCACAGTTCCAAACTTTAGACCCATTAGCACAAGAAGAAATTTTAAAAATACTATCTCCAGATGAAACTCCGATTGAGACTCCTACGAGTCAGATTCCGGCAAGGTTTTTGAGAGATTTATCGGATACTTTTAAATACATGATAACAGGTAATCCTTATGAAGAGGGGATGTTCGGTAGTCAAAAGCGTAGACATTATGGGCCTAAATTTTAATTAAAAAATAGTCTGAAGCCTTTGCCTAAGACTAAGAGAGAGAACTATGGTTGAATACTACAGAGAAGGTGCGCCTGTAGGCCAAGAAGCGCCTACAGATACAAGAACCGCAGAAGAAATACTTTTACAAAGTCCCGGTATTCAAGCAGGTCAAGCAATACATACGCTTTTGCCTCCTGAAAGAAGCGATGCAAGCCTAGCCTTTTCTAAAGGTAAACGACTTTTATCAGGCTCTGCTGAAGTAACCTTCAAAGGATTTACAGGGGAGTTCTTAAAACAACTTGGGCTAGAAGAAGCGGGTCAAACTTGGTTAAGTGATGCTTACATGTCCGGCATCCTTATGGGTATGGATGTCAACGAAATTGACGAGCAACTTAAAGGCCCTAAAAATCTAGGCGAGATTGAAGATTGGAAAGGCGCTATTGCTTGGGGTGTTAATGCAGTAGCAGAACAAGTACCTAACCTTGTAACCACATTTGCTCCTGCTATTGTGGGAACTTTGCTAACAAGAAATCCTATGATGTTTGCAGGCAGAGCAGGCTCTATAGGGAAAGGAGTTACCTACGTAGGAACATTAGGGACAATAGACTTCCTTAATACCGCTGAAGTCTACACTGACTTACTCATGGAAACTACTCAAAGCAGACCCGCTGTTGCGGCGGCTACTGGAACCTTGATGAGTTCGTTAGATATGCTTGTTCCTTTTGCAGTTATAAAAAGAATGGGCAAAGGCCCAGATTTTTCAAGTTGGCTTGGCAAAAAACTTAAAGACCCCAAAAGCAGACTCGCGGTTGGTCTTGGTACGGCTATAGGCACTGGTGTTAGTGAAGGCACTTTTGAATATGTCCAAACCATGATGGAAGGCGCGGCCCTCAACTACGTTCAGGAGAAAGACATTCTCACTGAATATTCAGAAGCCCAAAGAGAAGAGCAACTAGAAGCAGGTGCTAGGGGCGCTCTTATTGGAACCCTCCTTGGTATACCAGTATCCTACTCTGGCAGATCAGCCAGAAAAAAAGCAAAAGACTACACACAAAACATAATTGATAAAACTCAACAGAGTATTGTCGAATCTAACGAGGCGCTAAACGCCCAAGATCAGGTTGATTTTAACAGTAGGAATTTACCTGTTCCTATTGCAGGCACTGCACAAGGATTACTTGGAGAGTTTAATAACGCAAAAACTATCGAGCAGTTAGACTTAAGTTTGCCACAACCTGAATCGGCAGAAAGTATTTTTGAAGAAGATATTTCTCAGCCAGAATACATGCAATATGTAAGAACAGGAGAGATTGCACCACAACGCCTGTATCGTATAGCAAGAAAAATTTCAAGGAATGAAGAACTAAGTCCTATTGAACTTTCTATTTACGGCGGCAATAGACCTCAGATAGAAAGTGTTCTGGTAGACATTCAGAATAAAAATAGGCAAGAAAAAATATTAAAGCAAGCAATTGCTAAAACTAAAGCAGGTAACATTGCCGCAATACTAAACAGAGATAGCGTGTCCATTCCAGAACTGGATACGTTGGCCTT